CTAAACCATCCATCGCCCAAGCCAGACAACGCGCCCAATGATATCCAAGTCAGAAAGCTGGTCCTTGGGGACGACCATGTCCTTATACGCCTTGTTTTCGCTGATGATCGCGATAGAGCCATCGAACTGCCGTTGTAAGCGCTTGGCGTAGAGCTGATCCCCGACCCGAATCACATAGATCGCTTCATCCCGCACGGTTCTAAGGTCATGGTCGATAACAACGGCGTCGCCATCCGACAGGAGGGGTTCCATGGAGTCGCCCCCGACCCTTACTGCCGACATCCTGGTTGGCTCTAACCCCTTCTTGCTCAAGCTGTAGCGCGTAAAGGCAAGCTGCGTAAGAACGTGTGCGCCTTCGCTCCAGCTTCCATGTCCCGCGCTGACCCTCGCGTCATACAGGGGGACGTAGACGTATTGGTCCGATCCCGTAGCCTCCTGCTCTTCCGGCTTCTGACTGCCCTCGCCGGTCATAAGCCAGCCCAGGCTCACGCCTGCCGCCTTGGCCAAGGAAATGAGCACTCTCCGGGTGGGTTCCCCGCCTTTCAAGTACCTCTGCAACCCGCCTTGGGAGATTCCAGCATTCCTCGCTAAAGCACTTGCACTCCCTGCTATAGCGACAATGGAGCGCAGCCTTTCGATGAAGGCAGCGTCATTTTCAGGTTCGGTTGCGGAACTTGAAAGGCTGGCGGTGCGCTCGCTACGCGTTTTCATGTAAACCTAACCATTTGATTTAATTGATATTAATTCTATAGAGATCGAAATCCGCCTCCTATAGAACTTGAAAGCCGCTATAGAGCTTGTTTTTCAACTTCTATAGCGCTATGTTTATGCCCTAAGTCACGTTAGACACCCCTAAAAAACCACCCTGCCAGGTGGTTGAGATGGAACGTAGGCATGAACAGAACCGAAATCCCCCGCGACAACAACGTCCGCTGGGAGTGGATCAAATACCAGCTCCGCGCCAGGGGGTCGTCCCTGGCCGAGGTGGCCCGCTCCCTCGACGTATCCAGCCCGGCAGTCAAAAACGCCAAGCTGAACCCCTACCCTCGGGTAGAGCGCGCCATCGCTGCTGTGCTCGACCTCAGCCCCCTAGTGCTGTGGCCTGAGCGCTGGCTCGACGACGAGAATCCGAAGCGGCAACGGCCCAATCGTTCGGAAACCCTCAAGGCATATGACAGTGTCATATGCCGATCCGGGAAAAATAACAGATACGCTGACCAAGCGCAGCGTAAAGCCGACGCGGGGGCTTGAACATGGCCCGCCGCAAAGACGACCGCACCCTGGACATCTTCGATGTTCCGCAGCCAGCTCGCGCTATACCCGGTGAGTGCAACTACGCCGCCCAGGTCAGCGAGCTGGTCAGCGAAATTCTGAAGGCTTGCGACCTTGACCGTTACGAGGTCGCCGCCCGCATGTCGCGCCTATCTGGCGATGACGTGAGCAAGAACATGCTCGACGCCTGGTCGAGTCCCGCCCGAGCTGATCACAACCTGCCTTTCTACCGCGCCGCCCTCCTGGAGGACGTCTGCGCGAGCCACCTGCTGACCAACTGGCTGGTCGATGTGCGGGGCGGCCGCGTGGCCTATGGCCGAGACGCACTGCTCGCCGAGCTGGGCCGCCTGGAGCGGACCCGCGAGGAAGCGGGTCGGCAGGCGCGTGAGCTGAAACGAATCCTGGGGGAGCCGTGATGACAAACACCGACCTCAAACCGCTGCTCGACAACCTGCGGAACGCCACCGAGTTCTTCAACTCGGCCGATGGCGACCTCGCCTCGATCTGCAACGGAACCAAACAGATTGCAGCCGAATGGCTGGAAACTGCCGCGCTCGCCCTCGGTGACGCCCTGATCGCCCAGCGCAAAGCTGTCGGGGGCGACCATGAGTGAATGGTTCTCCGCACAGAAGCTGGCCGGCCTGCCCGGACTGCCTGGCACGGTTCAAGGCATCAATAGTCGCGCCACCCGTGACTCCTGGCAGCAAAGAAAGCACATGGGTAGAGGCGGTGGGCGTGAATACCACATTTCCAGCCTCCCCGAGGAAACCCGCGCCGCGCTGCTGAACGCCGCCCTGGGCGAGGTGGCCACCAAGGTGGTCCGCCAGGAGACGCAGCTGGCCCTGGTCGAAACCAACCGCCAGCAGCTGGTCGCCGATGCCCGCCAGGGGGTGCTGCACGCCCTGGACCTGATGATGGCCCGCACCGGCTACAGCCGGAAGCGCTCCATTACCCTGATGCTGGACATGGCGCGCCTCGGCCAGGTCGAGCCGCAGCTGCTCGCCATGCTCAAGATGGCCCGCGATCCTCGCGGCCGCCCCAGCGCGGATGGCCTGCCGAGCGTGCGCAGCCTGGAGCGCTTCCTGGACCAGGCCGAGCGTGGCGCCCTGGTGCCGAAGGTTCGCCGCCCGGACATGAGCGTTCCCGACTGGGCGCCGGCCTTCATGACGATCTACCAGGGGCCGGAGAAGCGCAGCGCCCGCGCTGCCCATGCACTGCTGGAGAAGCACTGGCAGGGGCAAATGCCCAGCCTGGACCAGGTCTATGCGTTCCTGCGCAAGGTGGGCAACGTCAGCCGCGAGGTCGGGCGCATGGGTGAGCATGAAATCAAGGCGCTGCGCCCGTTCATTCGCCGCGACTTCACCAAGCTGCTGCCGACCGACGTCTATTCCTGCGACGGCCACACGTTCGACGCCGAGGTCCAGCACCCGATGCACGGCCGGCCCTTCCGGCCGGAAATCACCACCATCATCGACATCCGTACCCGTCGAATTCCGGGCTGGTCCACCGGCCTGGCCGAGTCGGCCCTGGTGGTGGTCGATGCCTTGCGCGACGCCTGCACCAAGGGCGGCGTCCCGGCCATCTTCTACGTGGACAACGGCTCGGGCTACGTCAACCACATGATGCGCGACGAGGCGGTCGGCCTTATGGGCCGCCTGGGCATCGATATGAAGAACAGCCTGCCCTACAACAGTCAGGCGCGGGGCGTGATTGAGCGCGTCCACCAGAGCCTGTGGATTCGGGCCGCCAAGGAGTTGCCCGGCTACATCGGCGCCGACATGGACCGCCAGGCCAAGCTGGCCACCTTCAAGCTGACGCGCCGGGCCATCGCCAAGGGCGGCACCATGCCGCTGATGTCTTGGGAATCTTTTGTCGCGTTCTGCGAACAGCAGATTGCCGAGTACAACGACCGGCCGCACAGCAGCTTGCCGCGCATCGTTGACCCGAACACCGGCCGCCGCCGGCACATGACCCCCAACGAGGCCTGGGCGCTGCACGAAGCGGAGGGTTTCAGCCCGATGCGCGTCACCGACGACGAGGCCCGGCCGCTGTTCCGGCCCCAGGTGCTGCGCACCGTCCGCCGCTGCGAACTGGAGTTCATCGGCAACCGCTACTTCGCCCGCGAGCTGGAGGAATTCCACGGCGACCAGGTGGCCGTGGGCTACGACATCCACGACGCCAGCAAGGTGTGGGTCTACGACGGCGAGGGGCGCTTCCTCTGCACCGCAGAGCTGAACGGCAACAGCCGCGACTACATGCCAGCTTCGTATGTCGAGCGTGCCCGCGAGAAACGCGCAGAGGCCCGCGAGAAGCGCGCCCTGGCTCACCTCGACGAGATTCGCGCCGAGCGTGACGGCGGGTATGCCCTGGAAATGGATGCGCCGCTGTCCATCCCCGGCCTCGGCACGATCACCCCCGAGCAACTCCGGTCGCGCAGCGCCGCGACCCTTGAAGTGCAGGCCGAGCGGATCGACGAACCGCGCCCGGCCGCAGCCGCCACCCAAGCCACCACCGCCCAGGTCTTCACCCTGCCGACCGCTCCCGCCCAGCGCTACCGGCAGTGGTGCGAGCTGGCCGAGCGGCAGCGCTCCGGCCTGCCCATCGAGCCGGGAGCCGCCCAGTGGTTCGAGGTTTACCCCAAATCCAAAGAATTCGCCGCCCAGCAGCGGCAAGCATGAAAGGAGCTGTATTCATGACCACGAAAACCACCCAACTGGCCAGCGGCATGGCCGACATCGCCAATATCGCCCTCTGCGACATCGCCCTGGAGAAGGCCATGGCGCGAACCTCCACGCTGCCCGGCCTGGTGTGCTTCTACGGTCCGACCGGCTTTGGCAAGAGCGTGTCCGCTGCCTGGGTCGCCAACCGCCGCCGCGCCTACTACGTCCAAGCAAAAAGCGTCTGGACCCGCAAGCACACGCTGAAGTCAATCCTGGGGGAAATGGGCATCAAGCCGGGCGCGACACTCCCGGAAATGGCCGACCAGATCGCCGAGGAACTGGCCGCCAGCGGTCGCCCGCTGATCATCGACGAAATGGACCACCTGGTCGCCTCTGGCCAGGTCGAGCTGATTCGCGACCTGTACGAGTCCAGCCAAGCCTCCATCTTGCTGATCGGCGAGGAATGGCTGCCGACAAAGCTCAAGAAATACGAGCGCTTCCATGGCCGCATTCTGAGCTGGATTCCGGCTCAGCCAGTGAGCATGGATGACGCCCGCGAGCTGGTGAAAATCTATAGCTCAAGCGTCGTCATTGCTGACGACCTGCTCACGCACCTGGTGAATAAGGCGATGGGGTCGGTCCGCCGCGTCGCGGTGAACCTGGAGCTACTGGCCGAGGCCGCTGCTGTCCATGGACGAATCGAGCTGGAACTGGCCGACCTCCAGCGCCTGAACCTGGAGCTGTATACCGGCGCGGCCCCGAACCCGAGGACTTCGAAATGAGCCTCGGCAAGAACCCGGCTCACCTCTGCATGGTCGGGGGCAAGAGCCCCCGCCAGCAGATGTGGGAAGTCATCCGGGCCAACCGCGAAGAGTTCACCGTCTACCGCGTGGCGCGCCGCTCCAACCAGCACGACAAGACTGTCGAGAAGTATGTCGCCTGCCTGCGCCTGGGCGGCTACGTCGAGGCGATCCGGGGATTCAAGCGCGGCGAAGAGGTCGTTTTCCAGCTGGTCCGCGACAACGGCGTCGAGGCACCGAACCTGAACGCCGATGGCAAGCCATCCCAGCAGGGATACACCACCGAGGCGGTCTGGCGGACGTTGCGAATCCTCGGTCCAGCGACCCCGGAGCAGATCGCCGCATCGGTGGCGGCCTCGGGCACGACCGTCTCGCCCAGCACCGTTCAGCGCTACTTCATCGACCTCCAAAACGCCGGATACCTGACCCGCAACGGCCGCCATTACGCCCTCAAGCCAGGCCGCTACACCGGCCCTCGGCCGCCCATCGTCCAGCGCGAGACGCGCCGCCAGGTCTACGACCCGAACCTTGACCAGGTCATGTGGAGTTCGCACGGCGAGTACCAGCACAACCGGAGTCGTTCGCGGGGCGCTGCCCAGGCTGGCGTGGCGGATACCGAAGAAAACAACGAATCAGGCGGCTGAAGCCGTGATGAAGACGGTGCCGAGGGGTGGCCGCCCCTCGACACCTACCACCACCCGGAAGGAGAGGAGCCATGCAAATGCATGCACAGCAAGGCGGTAGCGCCGCGAAGGCTAGCACGAGCTGCCTCCACGGCACTACGAACATCGAGGCCTACATCCGCGATATGGCGAGCCGTGGGTTCAGTCGATGGGCCGTAAGCAGAGCCCTGGGAATGCACTGGCGGAAGTTCAAGGAACTCCTGGAATACCTGCCAGAAATGGAGTGGGTGTCGCCTCAGCAGTCATGGGACTGCCTGCGCGCCAACCAGGAGAAGAATGGGGTTAAACGCACCATGACCAAAGGTTTGGAAAAGGCGGTCGCCGCGATGATGGCCGGTCGCCGGGAGACATACCCCCGATATACCGCCTTCGGTGTGACCGGCACGTTGCCAGAACTAGCGGAGCGTTTCGGCGTTGTTTCTCACCGATCGATTTTGAAGCGCCTGGCAAGGGGGATGGCGCTTGAGGATGCGCTGACCTCTCCCCGCAACGATCCCATCGGTGGGCGCCGGAACGGGGATAGCCATCCCTGGAGGCAGGCGGAACGCAGCAACTACCTCCGCTGGAGCGAACGTCAAGCCAAGGCAATGCAGGAGCAAAAGCAATGACCGTTGATAGAGGTGCAACCATGCGCCGAGCACTGATCCCCATCGGCATCTTCCTGGCCCTCGGCCTACTGCTGATCCTGGCCGGTGATGCCCTGATGCTCGGCCGCCGCCTCATTGCCTGGCAGTGGGGGTGCTGATGGAACGCGCAATCGATCTGTCGGCCTGGGGCGAGCGTCCGCCTGTCTTCGTCCAGTTGCTGGCCGCCGAGGTGGCCCGCAGCAGCCAGACGAAGGCCGGCGAGGCAATCGGCATGAGCCGTTCGACCGTCAGCACCATCCTTGCCAACCGCTACCCGTCGCCCTCGACGATTCGCGTCGAGCGTCGTGTCCTGGCCGCGCTGAGCCGCATTGAGTGCCCGGCCCTGGGCGAGGCGGTGACCTCGGTCGAGTGCAGCGAGTACCTCCAGCGGCCGGCGCCGCTGAACAACCCCGTCGCGATGCGCTGCTGGAAAGCGTGCCGCGCCTGTCCACGCAACCCGCATACCGCCCCCATGAAACGAGAGGAACAAGGCCATGAGAACCGCATTGCCCTTGAAAGTCTTGACGCCTGACTTGGCCCAGAGCCTGCGCACCTTCAACGATGCCGCCCGGCTGCTCCAGCGCATGGGGGTTCGCCTTCATCGCCTGGAGCCGACAGAGGGGCGCGTGACCATTGCCGCAGATGACGCCCGCCAGCTCCTGGAGAAGGGCTACCTGATGGGTTTCCAGCGTGACGCCTCGGCCGGCAGCACCCGTTACATCACCCGCTTCCAGGGCATCACCCTGGCCTGGAGCGAACCGATCAGCTACCGCGACTTCGCCGGCAGCAAACCCGTAATTCACTGAACAGGAGAACGCCAACATGGCACCAAAGAAACGTCTGAAATCCGCTGCCGCCGTCTACGTCCCGCAGACCCGCGAACAGGTCATCAGCGATATCAAGAACATCGGCGACCTCCAGCGCGAGCTGGCCCGTCTGGAAACCGCAATGAACGATGAAATCGGCCAGATCACCGAGCGCTATTCGGAGCCGGCCGAAGACCTGAAGAAGCGCCTGGCGGTCCTCCAGGGCGGAGTCCAGTCCTGGTGCGAGGCCAACCGTGCCGAGCTGACCGACAACAACAAGGTCAAGTACGCGAACCTCACAACCGGCGAGGTCCAGTGGCGCATCCGTCCCCCGTCCGTGACTGTGCGCGGCGCCGATGCGGTCCTGGAGCTACTGCGCAGCAAGGGGCTAATCCGCTTCATCCGCACCAAGGAAGAGGTGAACAAAGAAGCGATCCTCAACGAACCCGAGGCCGTCCAGGGGCTTCCGGGGCTGACCCTGAACACCGGCATCGAAGACTTCGCCATCGTGCCTTTCGAAGCGGAGGTGCAGTGACATGGCCGAGGAAATCAGCATCGACACCATCATGTCGCAGGCCCAGGTATTCGCCAGTGCTTGGGCGCTGGTCGGGGGCACATTCGACGACGGCCATGCCATCGAGAACGCTGAGGAAGCCAAGGCTGAACTGCGCGAAATGCTGGAGGACTTCTGTTCGAACACTGACCTCCTGCGCGTGGCTGAGCTGCTCACCTCTTGGCACCAGAACGGGATGGGCAAGATTGATCAGGCGCTGAATGCACCGGATACGGCCGAGGTTCGGATTGGTTCGGCCAGGCTCACTGGTTCCCAAGCCATCGGCTTCCGAATCGGCCTACAAGTGGCCCGCCAGTGGCTTGGCACACTCCCGCTATCGCTCACCAAACAGGAGATGTGACATGGCCGACACCATCGCTTTCTGCTGGGCCTCTGGCCTGATCCAGTTCGGTGACCAGGTGCCCGAGGGCGCCATCGAGATCGCCCGTGGGGACGACCAGGTCGTTCGCGAAATCCTCGTGACCAATTCGCGGCACGCTTACGACAACGTGTCGCTCCTGGTTCCGGGCGTACCCGAAGCGGCAAACCAAACCGAGGGCGGGGACGCACTGGAGTGCTTCATCCGTCTTCTCGCCAAGTACGACAGCGCCGCTTTCCAGGTCGCTTATGTGGAGGACGTGTGACATGGCACGCAACCGCGCGCAACAGCTGTGCATCGTCACCTTGGACTATCAGCGCTTCCTGTTACCCCAGGCTGATGCACTCAAGCTGATAGACATCATGAGTCGAGCCGCAGAGGTTCAGGCCGACTACGCCTCTGGAGCTGGATTCAAGTACACCGTCGGCGAAGTGCCGGAAGTCGAGTTGACGATAGTACGCCCCAGTCAATTGGTCATGCCGCAGGCCGAGCCGGCCCCAGCTACACCACGCGCTCGCCGGAAGTCTCCG